TGGTTTAGGAGCTGGCGCTTTAGCCCTAGGTGGCGCAATGAATCCAGCATCTTCCGGGGTTGTACAAAGTGCCCAACAAGGATTAGGTGGCGTGGGCCAGGTCGGAGCTGGCCTGATCGGCTACACCGCTGACGGAAAGCCTGTCTACGGTGGCAATGCACTTCCTCCAGGCATGGGTCAATACGGACCGACCTCTCCATACGGCAGCCCACTCGATGTTCTCGGCCCCGCAGGAATGGGCCAACGTCTTCAGACCCTGAAGGACGCACAAACACAGCGTGATGTTCTTCGCACTCTGCTTCCTGAAATCGAAGCCGCCGCTGAAGGCCGCTCTAGGAATGAGTTCGAGCGTCAGATGGCTGGAAAGGGTATTCGCAAAAACATCGATACTCGTGCAGCAATGCAGCTTGCAGCTCAAGATGCTGGTCTGCGGGCTGGACTTGGAGCCCTTCAACAGGCTGGCAGTGCTCTGACCAGCCAATACCAATATCAGTGATATGTCTCCAGCAACTGACGCACAGATTGAGCTGTTAAGAAGGCAAGGACTCTTACCTTCTGATTACAGCTTGGAGCCTGATTACGGTGGACCTAAAACCACACTGGAATCAGTTGATGAGTTTTTAAAGGATTTACCCTCTAATTTAACTCTTGGCTTAATTCCGAAAGCCAACCCTTATGGAAGGCTTACTGAACAGGAGCGTCGTGAAGTTGATGCAGGACGTGCTGCTTCTGTTCAAGAAGCCATTGAGAAGTCAGTCGAAGCTCAAGCAAAAGAGACAAAGCAGCAAAAACGTGAAGACAATGCTTACGAGACTGATCAACTCTTTAAACTCATCAAGGACCTGAATAAAGAAACAGGGCAGCAGAACCTGGATCTGATTCGAGAACAAGGTCGTGTCACGACTCAAGAAAACCTCCGTCAGGCTGCTGCGATGTTCCCACTCCTCGACCTGGCTGGTCAACGTGGGACCGAACGTGCTTTAAGTGCAAGCCAACGCTATAGAGCATTCAAAGAACAGCTTCCCTCCAGCGTCCAAGCCATCATGGCGTCGAAGCAACAGCAGCTCGCGAGTGCATCTGGCGCCTTTGCGGCAGAAGCCCAGGCAATTGCAAATCAACAGCAAGCTGCAACTGGCTTCGCTCAATCCGGACTTGGTAGGTACGCCGGGCGTCGTATTGCCTAATTTAAAATAACAAAAGCAAAGGTATAACTATGGGCGGTTCTAGACCTTCACCTCCACCTCCTCCGACTATTATTTATAGTCCTCCACCGCCGCCGCCTGCGCCGCCGACCCCTGTTCCCACACAGTCGGTGACAACGCAGACTGCACTGAATGAGGTAAGTGGTAAGCAGACCCGCCTGAATATGGAGCTTGGTGCACAGTTAGACCGCACCAACGCTGAGTTCTTTGCTGGCCAAGACATCCGTCGTTCGAAGTCTGCTTCTGCGGAGCAGCGCCTTACCCAGAAACAAGCTGGTGACATCGAGACGGGCCTGACTCGTGTTCGTGGCCAAGAGGAGCGTGCAGGGATTGCAGCCACAGGGGCCGAATATCGTGCTGGCCTCGCAACCGCTGGTCAGGAAGAGCGCCGTACCATCGGCACCACTGGCACCGAAACACGAGCAACCGAACGTGTTCGCGGTGAAGAGCAGCGTCGTGGTATTGCCGCCACCGGGGTCGAGCAACGAGCAGGTCTTCGTGAGTCTGGTGCTCAAGAACGTCTCGGCATTGCAGCATCGGGTGTTGAGCAACGAGCTGGCATCCGTACAACCGGAACAGAAACTCGACTGACCGAACAAGAGCGTGGCCGTCAAGAGCGAGCTGGGATCGCCGCTTCAGGTGTCGAGCAGCGGGCAGGTATCCGGACAACCGGAACCGAGACACGAGCAACCGAAGCAGAGCGTGGTCGTCAGCAACGGTTAGGTATCGCCGCATCCGGTGTTGAACAACGTGCAGGGATCCGTGCTTCTGGCGTCGAGCAGCGATTAGGAATTGCCGCCACAACAGCACAGCAGTTAGCCACCCAAGGGCAACTGTTGAGAGGCCAAGAACGTCAGATTGGTCTTCGCGGCCAAGAAGAACGTCGTACCGTCGCGGCCTCCGGACAGGAGCAACGTGCAGGGATCCGCACAACTGGTGCTGAGCAACGGATGACTGCGTTGCAACAAGAGATGTTCCGGCGCTATAAAGAGAACAGGGACTTCGAACAGGCGCAAAGCCAATATCGA